CCCGCCGGTCGTCTCCCGCCACCAGTGATACCAGTTCGACATGTACAGGCGCATCAGTTGCTAACCCGAACCTGCCGACTTCGCGGGCCGATATTCGGTGGTTCGGCGTTATCGTAGGCGGCAACATCGCAAGTCACCGGAAGTTCGGGACGTTCATCGAACAGCAGCACGGAGGCCTCCGGACTCGCCATGTCGGCAACGAGCTCTTCGTTGCAGTAAATCTTGAAGCCGGCCAGGTCATCGAGCGCCGAACCGTCGGTATTGACCGTCGGTGCCTGCCACTTTATCCCGGTCGGCGACAGTGGTGTCTTTCGCCAGGCGGGGGTTTTGACCGGCATCCACGACCAGTAAACCTGCTGACTCTCGGTCACGAGAAAGTTGCCAGGGCAATCCGATCCGGCCAGCGTCGTCTTGTCGCCGACATCGATGCCGCCTCGATAGCAGCGCCAGTCAAGAGCCGATTTGCCGTAAAACTGCTGGTAACACGCCTGTCCGACGCAAAGAATCGGCTCGTCTGCGTTGGCATCAGGCAGGTCGGCACGTGCGAATGCGATCGTGGCAAGAAGAACGGTTAGCAGGGAAAAGAAACGGGTCATGACTTCCTCCGGGCTGAGGTTGATACAGTAAAAATACAGTACTTTTGTTGCCCGCGAAGATTATCAAAAATCCAGCATTAGCGACTGACAGAGCTCGGCCATTCTTATTGCATTGTTATTACATTGTTATTATTAAGCAGCCCGTTTTCTGTGGATAACTACAACAATCGATTGAAATATCAAATACTTGTCCTGTGAATAAAGCGTGGATAAAACGTGGATAAGTCGAAATTCCTGTGGATAACTTTCATCTTTCAGAAAAAAAACGCTGGAACCTTAAACAAACCTGGGGTTTCAACATAATCAGGCACCGGGATCGCCATCCACAAGATCAAATATCGGGTCGTGGATCGCGCCCAGGCTGAGCGCCCGGTCGTAATAAAAATAAAGGCAGCGGGCGTCAGGGCGCGACAGTGCGCTCGCGCCGACCTCGGCCCGGGACAGCGTTGAATACGAAATGCCGGTGTCCTGAGCGACCTGTCGCAGCGTCAGGCCGAGTTCCTCCCGATGCCGGCGCAAGCGGGTTTTCTGTCGGGGTTTTGCCATGATCTGGATCCTTCAAAAAAAGTGACCTCGAGGGTTGCATGTTGCGGATGTAGCAACTAAAGTGCAACAACGCTACAGCAACAACGAGGCCAGAATATGAAATCCGCAGATCTGATTCTCAAGCGCAATGCCGACGTGGAGGCGATGGCCGCCATCCTCGATATCGGTGCTGCCCGGGTCGCCGGCAAGGGCAGGCCCGCCCGGGCCGAGTGCCGGGACTACACCATGAATCGCATGTGCTCGCTGTCGCCGGCCACGCGCGCGTTCCTGGTACGGCTCGAGGCCAACACCACTGCCGAGCAGCTGGTCGCGCCGATCGAGTACGCCGGCGAGTACGTCGAGCGCATCACGGTCGGCCTGCTACGGAGGACTGCCGCATGAACGATCAATCAGTCAAGGTGTACGCGAAGATGCACCTGCCGATGTCGGCCGAGGACGTTTCCGACCAGGTGCAGGCTATCCAGCAGATCATGAGTCGAGTCATGAAGCCGGACGTCCATTACGGGGTCATCCCGGGAACCGGCAAGAACGCGAAGCCGACGCTGCTCAAAGCCGGCGCCGAGGCGCTGCTGTCGGCGTTTCGGATCGCCGTCGATCCGCAGATCGAAGACCTGTCGACCGAGGACGAGATACGCTACCGGGTCAAGGCGCGCGGCATCCACATGATGACCGACACGCTGGTCGGCGTTGGCGTCGGCACGGCGTCCTCGCGTGAGGAAAAATACGCCTGGCAGGGCGCCACCGACACCGAGTACGAGGCCACCGAGACAAAAAACCGGCGAATCAAATACGGGTCGAAATGGCACCCGACCAACCGCGGCGAGCGGATTGAGACGCAGATCAAGCAGGTGCGCACGAATCCTGCTGACAAAGAAAACACGATCCTGAAAATGGCCAAGAAGCGTGCTCAGATCGATCTTTGTCTGACCGCCCTGGCCGCGTCCGATTGCTTCTCGCAGGATCTGGAGGATCCGCACACGCTCGGCGAAGGCGCGCAGCCGCCAGCGCACCCGAAGGCCGCCAGCGCGCCACCACAGGCGCGCTCGAACGGCAATGGTGGAGGCGGCGGCCCGGGAAAAATCAGCGAAGCGCAATGCCGGCTGCTGCGCGTCAAATGCGACGATGCCGGCGTCAACGAGATCGACCTGGTCGCGCATTTCCACCTGACGGAGCTCGAGCAGATGCAGGCGTCGGAGGTCAACTCGGCGCTGGCCTGGCTCAAAGCCATTCACGAACCGCCCACCGCGTAGGAGTAAAGCAAAATGACCCGAGGAGAATTCGAACGCCTGGTCGAGGACGGCCCGTTCAACCTGACCGACCTGCAGGTGCAGGCGTGCAACCGCAACCAGCTGATCTCGCTGGTCGGGCTGATGCGCGCCGAGGCTTTGCGCGCCGAGGCCGCCCACGAGAGCGAGATCGATATGCTGGCAGGGATTGCCCTGCGCCGGGAACGCCGCCATGCGTAGGCCATTTGCCGCCGATTACACCTGGCACATCAACGGCGCCGGGGACATCCACATCGTCGACCGGAATCTCGGCAACAAGTCGGTGACCAACGACGCCGAGGGTGTCGTTGCGGACATGCTCGAGGCGGTGCGCGCGAAGTTCGGCCCGGAAGCATCGCTGGTCGGCAGGGTGATCACCTACACCGACAGCGATGGCTCGATCGACCGCCTGCGCGTCGACGAGAACAGCCGGTTTGCCGGGTTCTCGCCGGCCCCGGTGCGCATATGAGCCGGCCGGGCAAGGAGGCGCGTCGGTATACCAGCCGCGGCCGGGAGGTGCGCCTGGATCGTGCCGACAACCCGATCGAGACCGGCGTTGTCGAAACCATCCGGCGCTGTGGCGATCGGGAGAATCTGCGCACCTACGGCGTGTTCGAGGTCAAGTTTTTTGACGACTCCGGCCGACGCAGGACCAAGACATTCAGCTACGGGCGCATCGAAACCTACACCAGGCGGCGACGCTTCGAGGCGATGCACGACGCCATCGAGTTCCGGCGCCGGTACGCGCAGGCGGTCATCAACGGGGAGAGTTTTAATCCATGAGCATGTACGAAAAAACCGAGGAATCGGTGTTCATCACGGCCAGGGTGCTGCGAACGACCGACAAGGCAATCCGCATCGCAACCCCGGATCGCGGTGGTCACGAAACGGCCTGCTGGATCCCGAAGTCGCAGATCCTGCAGTCCGATCCGCCGGAGCCGATGCCAGGCGATGAGCCGACCATGGAAATCTCCGGCTGGATCGCAGACGTAAAAGGGTTGATATGACCGCCGATAATGGCATGATGTCGAAGAGCCGGGCGCGCTAACGCCCGGCCCTCCTGGTCAGAGCAGTCAGCAGAGGAGACCGCCATGACGTTCGCAAACAATACCAAATCCCCGGCCGGAGCGGTCTGATGCCGCTCGTCCAGGGCCTGTCGTTCGAACCGGACGACCACGTCTACCGCTATCGCGGCGCAAAAGTGCCGAGCGTCACCCAGATCCTCGAGCCATACGATGGCCTTGGCTTTGTCGACCCCGATCACCTGGCCATGCTCGCCGAGTTCGGCAACCACGTGCACCAGGCGGTGCACCTGTGGAATATCGGCGACCTGGACGAGTCCACGCTGGCCCCGGCATTGTTGCCGTACCTGAACGGATGGCGACAGTACATCGAGGACACGCACGCCCAAATCATCGAGTCGGAAATGCGCGTGTTCAGCCCGACCATGCGCTACGCCGGCACGCTCGACTCGATCCTGCGAATCAAAAACGCCGAGCGGCTGGTGGATCTGAAAACAGGCGCGGCAATCCCGCGCACGGTCGGCCCGCAGACGGCGGCCTATGACCATGCTCGCCGAGAAGCGGCCGGCGGCCGGCTGATGAAACGCGGCTGCCTGCGCCTGACCGGCAAGGACGACGGCATTGGCTACACGTATCACCCGCTGAACGATCCGCGGGATTTCGAGGTGTTCAAGGCGGCGTTGTCGCTGCACCGTTGGCAACATGGAGAAAGGTGAAAATCATGAATGAAATAATGTTCTTCGATACCGAGACGACGGGGATTCCCGACTGGCGGCTGCCGTCAGACGATCCGGTTCAACCGCACCTGGTGCGCCTGGCAGCGGTTGTCGCCGATGCCGAGTCTCGCACCATCACTCAGCAGCTGGACTGTGTCGTGCGCCCGGACGGCTGGCAGATCCCGCAGGAGACGATCGACATCCACGGCATCACGATGGAAAAGGCGCAGGCCGACGGCATGCCCGAAAGCCTCGCGCTGCAAAATTTCCTCGCGCTCTGGAACGACAAGCACCGCGTCGCGCACAACACGACCTTCGACAATCGCATCATCAGGATCGCGACCAAGCGTTACAGCGACCAGGACACCATCAACGCCTGGCACAAGGGGGCCTATACCTGCACCGGGATCATGGCACGCAAGGCGATGGGCCTGAACAAAATGCCGAAGCTGACCGAGGCATACGCGCACTTCATGCGCCGTGAACTTGACAACGCCCACGACGCGATGGCTGATGCTGTTGCCTGCATGAACATCTATTTCGCCATGCAGGACATCGAAGCGCGCGCCTGATCGGCCGCCGAAACCACCACCACAGGAGACGACTATGGAAACCGCAAATGAACTGCCCGCCGAGGCCCGCAGCCCGGAGGTGCAGAAACTGACCAGCAGCGCCCTGCAGCTGGCCGACAATTACGAAAACTATTCGATCACCAATGCCGACGATTACCAGCTGGGTGCCGAGCATCTCAAGCAGATCAAGGCCGCGCAGGCCACGCTGAAGGGCAAACGCCTGGCAATCACCCGGCCGATGGACGCGGCCAAGAACGCGGTCATGGCGCTGTTCTCCGGGCCGCTCGCGCGCCTGGATGCAGCAGAGACACACGTCAAGCAGGCCATCGGCCAGTACCGCGACGAACAGCAGCGGATCGCCGACGCCAGGGCCCGGGCCGAGCGCGAGCGCGTCGAGAAGCAACAGCGCGAGCTGCGCGAAAAGGCTCGCAAGGCCGATGAGGCGGCGGCCAAAAAGCGCCGCGAAAAGATCGCGCGCGAGAAGGCCGAGGCCGAGGAAAAGGCCCGCATTGAACGCGAACGCCTGGCTGAGGAGCAGCGCCGGATCGATGCCGCCAAGAAACAGGCAGACGCCGAGGAGCGCGCGCGCCTGGAGGCCAAGCAGCGCCGGATCGACGAGGAACGCCGGCGCGAGGCCGAGCGAGAAGAGCAGGAGCAGGCCCGGTTGCACCAGGAGCAGATGGACGCCGAGGCCGAGCAACTCGAGCGCACCGCGCGCGCCGAGGCGCTGGAGGCCAAGGCAGAGGCGATGGCGGCCACGCCGATCGCCAGCGAGGCGCCGAAGGTCGAGGGCATATCCGGCCGCAAGGTGTGGAAATACGCCGTTACTGATGCCGAGAAGATCCCGCGCAAATACCTGAAGATCGACGAAAAGAAACTCGGCCAGGTGGTCCGGGCCCTGAAGGACGACTGCGATATTCCGGGCATCCGGGTGTACGCAGAGACATCGATCGCGGCGCGCAAGGCGTGAGCCAGGCGCAGCTGCAATTTAACGACGGGTATCCGGCCGGGTTTTTCTGGTGGCTCCGCAAGAACCGCCACATCTACCGGAAGTTCGTCGCGCTGTCGCTGCAGGCCAAACGGGCAGGCCAGAAACACTGGTCGGCCCGGGCGGTCATTCACGTCATGCGCTACCGGATGCAGATACGACAGCGCGGCGACCCGCTGTTTAAGATCAACAACAATTACACGCCCGGCCTGGCACGCCTGGCAATGTCAGAAAACCCCGAGCTTTCCGGGTTTTTTCAAACCCGCGAACGCGCCGGGCAATAACCACACGAGGAAATACGATGAACAACATGGATCCCGCTCTGAAAAACGTTCTCGACAGCGACCCGATCATGGCATCGGCCGAAAAGGTCGGCCTGCGCCTGGTCGAAACGCTGATCAACGAGCTCACGCTGATTCCGCACCCGACGGTGAGAAACCAGTCGGTCTGGTCGGCGATGCCGGAGAACATGCAGGCCGACGTACTCGACCGCATGCAGAGGCGCATTCGCAACGAGATCGAGCTCGGCTATGAGCAGATATTCCGGTACGAGACGCCGGCCGTGCGCGCCGAGCTTGCGAAGGTAACCTTCCAGGCCGGCAAGGTGCAGGGCACGCTGGAGATCCCGACGACGTCCAAGCACCGGCACGAGCTCTCGGATTTTGCCGGCCGCCACGTGATCGTCGTGTTGCCCGCGGACCTCGAGGAGTATTTCGAGGACATGGCCGACATCGTCGCCGAAGCCGACCAGGCCGAGCTCGATCTGAACGACCCGGACGAAAACTACGATGCCGACGGGCCCGGCGATCTTAGCGCCGAGGAACGCCGCGCGGCCGGACTTCCGGATCCTGGCTGCAAGACCTGCGCTGGCACCGGCGAGGTGAAGGCCAGCAACCGCGACGGCACGTTTGTGATCGAGCCTTGCCCGGTCTGCATGTCATGAGCGCCGAGGCGAGGAAAAACCCGTTCGATGATCCGGTCGTGTTTGATCAGCTTCGGCATATCTCCGAGTCCGGGCGCAAGGCGGTGTGCGCTGATCAGATTGCCGTTTTTGTATCCAAATCGGACGGCACGGAGTCCGGGGTTTACTCGACGCTGTGCGTTGGCGGCGATCCGGGCAAGGACGCTAACCTGCGGATAATCATGCGGCTGGCAGAAACCATCGGAAAATTTTTGCAGGTCGCGTCCGACGGACAGGTCAGATTGAAAATGATCTCCCCGACGAAAGAGATCGTCCTTGGCGAGACCGATATCACCGGAGAATTCAGATGAACGTGCGCCCGATCATGTTCAGAACATCGATGGTGCAGGCCCTGATCGAAGGCCGGAAGACACAAACGCGAAGAATTGTGAAGCCGCAGCCGAACGATAAGCCACAAGAACCGGAATTTTTATCGGCGTGTAGATACGGCCGCCCCGGCGACCTGCTGTGGGTCAGAGAGACGTTTTGTGAATCGCCCGACGGCCCAATCTATCGGGCATCGAAAGAAGAGGCCGGACAGCTAGAGCCCGCCGATCGAATCGTCTGGAAACCGTCCATTTTCATGCCGCGCGCCCTGAGCCGACTGACGCTTCGAATCACCGATGTTCGCGTGCAGCGGGTGCAGGATCTGAGCGCCAACGAAGTGTTTGCCGAGGGTGTGCAGATTCCGTGCGACGCCGACACCGGGCGACCGCTAATGCAAATATCTGGCAAGCACGCCCCATCGTCCTATTTGCCGAATCCGCCTTATCCGGGTGACATCCCCGAGCATGATTTTGTACTGGCGCACTGGGGCGCGTTGTGGGGCTCGGTAAACGGCCGGGACAAATGGAACGAAAATCCATGGCTCTGGGCGCTGACGTTCGAGGTCATCAGGGCGAACGTCGACGAGGTGTGCAAATGACCAAAGACACGGAAATTCCGCCGGAGGTCCGGGCCTGGGCAAACGAAATAGCCACGATCATCGAGTCGGCGCTTCCGGAAGGCGCGCTGTTTCCACTGATCATCACGCTGCTTGCCCGTGCAGAAGGTGAAGGTCGAATGAACTACATCAGCAACGCTGACCGAGCCTACATGGCGTGCCTGCTCAGGGAAGTGGCTGCCAGGCTCGAAGGCCAGCCGGAAATGAGCGGAACCGTCGGACGGCTCCGGGCCATTCTGCTGCTGGCCCGCATTCTGGGATAACCAGGCGCGCGCGGACATCTCCATCAAGGCAGAAAAGATCGCAAGAATCGGCGGCGACCCGATGGACGCGGTGCCGTGGCGATGAAGACATTTACCGTGATTCTATCTGCGGTGCTGGTGTTCGTGACGATGCTCCTGGTCGGCACCGTAGAGCGATTGGTGCGGACGGAGCGGCCGATCACCCTGGTTCACAAATGCGAGGGCGGTGTGACGATCATCGAGCCGCAGGACGACGGATCGATCCTGCTGACCGGAGAGCCGTTCTGGAACCGGAAGTTTGCGGGGGTCGGGCCGTGAACGACGTTACGCGCAAATACCCGCGTTTGGAGTTTGGCGTCGAGAGGCTGACGCCGGAACTGGCGAACGAGTACCTGTGCAAAAATCCGAGCAATCGGAAATTGTCAAAGGCCGCTGTCAGGCGATGGGCCGATGCGATGCGCGCCGGCCACTGGCAAGTCAACGGTGAATCGATCAAGTTCAACACCGCCGATGAACTGGTCGATGGCCAGCACCGGCTGAAAGCTGTTGTCGTTTCTGGCGTCACCATCGATTCGATCGTGATCCGCGGACTGGAAAAGACGGCATTCGAAACGCTCGACGCCGGCAAGGGACGAAGCGGCGGCGACTGCCTCTATATTCTCGATTACAAGAACCCCAATGCGCTGGCTGCCGCCGCCCGGATGCTCATCAAATACGAAACGCCATACTGGGGGAAAACGGCGGTCAGGCACATGGCAAAGCCAAGCAATAATGATCTGTTGGCCGCTGTCGAACGGCACCCGGGTTTGTCCCATTTCGGCAATAAATACATGCTGCGCCCGCAGTTCACGTCACTGATCCCGCATAGCGTTGGAATGTTTTGCTATTACCTGGCGACCCGGGTCGACGAGGCGCGTGCGAAGGAATTCTTTGTGGCCCTGTCGTCCGGCGAAGGCCACGAGGTGCCGGTGCGCCTGCATGAAGTCCTCGAAGAACGGCGGCAGGAATACATCAAGCCGACCAGCGACGAGAAATGCGCCTGGGTGATCCAGGCATGGAACGCCTATTACAACGGCAAACCGCTGCGTCGCCTGTCGAGAATCGTCGAGACCGTGCCTCGCTTTCATCCTGATCCGGTGCCGGCAAAGGCATGACCGCAGGAAAACGCAAGCCCGCGCGGCGCAAGTACCGCAACCAGCCGACGAACATCGACGGCATCCGGTTCGACTCGAAACGCGAGGCAAAACGCTACGCCGAGCTGCTCACGCTGCAAAAAGCGCGCATGATCAGCGGCCTGAAGACACAGCCGAGATTCCCGATCGAGATCGGCGGCGTGATCGTCCGGCACGTCTCGCAGCGCGGAGCGACCGGCGTGCAGGTAGTCTACGTTGCCGATTTTCAATACCGGGATCTGGAAACCGGAAAAACCGTGATCGAGGACTCGAAAGGCGTCCGCACCGAGGGCTTCAAACTGAAAAAGGCCATGATGAACGCCATGGGCCTGGAGGTAATCGAGACATGAGCGCAGACGACACAGAAGTGAAAAACATCAAGAATCTCAACGACAAGGTGCTGCTCAAAGCCGGCCAGGACTGCGTCAAGGGCCGCATCATTCACGTCGGCATCGACTCGGGCGGGCCGATCTACCTGGTCGAATACGCCACCGTCGAGGGCCTGATTCTCGAACGCTGGACCAGACCGGCCGACCTGATCGACTTGGACGGACCACACGAGACATTCTAAAACCAGCGCCATGCCCAGAGACGAACATCGCGGCTGCAGAAAGGTGCCGTACAAAACGCAGGCCAAGGCCCGCAAGGCGATCAAACGCGTGCACAGCCGCGCCGAGACCGCCGTGTACTGGTGCCAGCCGTGCCAGGCGTATCACCTGACCAGCAGCCGGCCATGGGACCGGGAGACGAAATGAAAAAAACAAATGTGATGTGTCCATATTGCGCCAAGCCGGCGGTGTTGGCCGATAGTGCCGAGGTGTACCACGGCCGCAGCTACGGAATGATCTGGATCTGCAGGCCATGTGGCGCGTACGTCGGATGCCACAAAAACAGCAAGGATCATGCGCCAAAAGGGTCGCTGGCGAACGCAGAACTTCGGCCGCTACGGATCGCGGCACATGCTGCATTTGACCCTCTTTGGAAATCTGGAGATATGAAGCGAAAGGAGGCATACGCATGGCTCAAGGCCGCGCTGGATGTTGATTTCCCCATTCATATCGGCGAGAGCGATGTCGACATGTGTCACCGAATCATTACCGCCTGTGCTAATCATCAGGACGTTCCACGTGAAACCATCCAGCGGTCGTCATTGACGGACCGACAGCCCAAGGACAGAATCGATCGATGAAAAAGAAAACGACCGCCCGGAAAAAGCCGCTCCCACTGCCTGTCGACATGCCTGACGGCGTAACCAGGGAAGACGTCACGCTCGATCCGCTGACGCTGATCCCGTACATCAACAATGCCCGAAAACACACCGAGGAACAGGTGCTCGAAATCGCTGCATCGATCCGAGAATGGGGATTTACCAACCCCATCCTGATCGACGAAAACAACGAGATGATCGCCGGCCACGGGCGCCAGCGCGCCGCCATCAAACTGCAGCTAACGGCCGTTCCATGTGTCCGCCTGGTCGGGCTTAATAAAACCCAGAAAAGGGCGCTGATCCTTGCAGATAACAGGATTGCCGAAAATGCGTCATGGGATGAAGACCTGCTCAAACTGGAGCTTGCCGATCTCAATCTGAACGATTTCGATCTATCGCTGATCGGCTTCGGCCAGGATGAATTGGACCGGCTGCTGGCGCCGGAACCGGCGGATGAAGATCACGCCAACTCAATACCGCAGCTGGAAGATGTCGCAATTACCCGTGCTGGAGATGTTTGGGTATTAGGCAGCCACAAAGTCATGTGCGGTGACTCATCGATCGCAGAAAACTGGTCTATCGTCATGGCGGGCCTGCATGCGGCGCTGTTAATCACGAGTCCGCCGTATAACCAAAAACTGGACACATTCAAGCCGAGCGGGATGCAGAAGGAAAATCCAGCATGGGTGCAACGAATGGCGCAGAGCTATTCGGACTCGTTACCTGAAGAAGAATATCGCACAAAACAGATAGAACTAATGACGACGATTCGTGCATTCATGACTGACGATGCATCGCTGTTTTATAACCATAAAATCAGGTACCGAGACAAACAGATCATGCATCCAATTGAATTCGTATCGAAATTTCCTTACAGAATCAGGCAGGAAATCGTCTGGGCGCGGCCTGGATCGATCACTTTGAATGCAAGAATGTTCATGCCCAGGGACGAAAGAATTTATTGGCTGACTTGCAGCGAGACATTCAAATTCAACGATTCCACGGATATCAAAAAGCTGTCATCAGTATGGGATATCGTGCCCAATGTAGACGTTAAGATCAGCGCACCATTTCCGGTATCGTTGCCGACGCGATGTATTGATGCATGTTCCGTGGCTGGCGATATCGTTGTCGATCCTTTTTGCGGGAGCGGTACGACCCTGATCGCGGCAGAGTCGAAGCGTCGCCAGTGCATCGGCATGGAGGTCAACCCGCATTATGTCGACGTTATTATCAGACGCTGGCAGGATTTCACCGGCAATGAGGGTGTATTGGAGGAAACCGGGCAGACGTTCGCCAGTGTCCGCGACGATCGGGCGAAGTCATGAGCGAAGACGACACAGGCGTCAAGATCGGCCGGCCGACAAAATACTATCCGGAACTGTGCGACGAGCTGCCGCACATGTTCAAGGACGGAGAGTCGCTGGCCGAGGTGTGCGCCTACCGGCTCGGCGTCACCCAGAAAACCTTCCTCGAATGGGTGCATAAATACCCGGAGTTTGCAGAGGCATACGATGCTGCGCGCACGATATCGGAAGCCTGGTGGACCAAGTGCGGCCGGGCAATGACGCTCGGAAAACTGCCGGGCGCAATTCCAGCGTCATGGATATTCAACATGAAAAACCGCTTCGGATGGCGCGACAAGATCGATCATACTGTTCGTGACGGCACCAACGCGCCGCGACTCATTGAAGGCGACATGACCGAGGCCGAGGCCGCCGAGGCGTATCGTGCCGAACTGCGCAACGACCCGATCGAGGGCGAGGCGAAGCGAATACACTGATGGCCGGCGGCGCACAGCTGCAGGAGTTGGCCGAAGAGTACATTTGGCCGCCTGAAACGGTGGATGAATTTGCCAGGCGACAGAGATTGATCAGGCGCGTTCGAGCAGACACCGAAGGCCCTGCTAAGGCCCGCGCGTTCTACAAACACCATCCGGTCGAGTTCATTTGTGATTTTGCGATCACCTACGATCCGCGCAACGTCGCACTCGGCCGCTCGCCGACGATGCCGTTCACGCTGTTTCCGATACAGGTTCTGCTCGTCGAGTGGCTGCACGAGCGCATCAAGACCGAGCGGTCCGGACTCATCGAAAAATCCCGCGACATGGGCGCGACGTTTACCGCCTGCGCGTTTGCGGTCTGGCTGTGGCTTTTCTGGCCCGGCGCGTCGGTCGGGTTCGGATCGCGTAAGGAAATGCTGGTCGATACGAAGGGCGACCCAGACAGCATCTTCGAGAAAATCCGCATGATCATCGCCAATCTGCCGGACTTCCTGTTGCCGGCCGGCCTGTCGCCACGTGATCATCTGACCTACATGAAATGCATCAACCCGGAAACCGGGTCGACCATCACCGGGGAGGCAGGCGACAACATTGGCCGCGGCGGGCGCAAACTGATGTATTTCAAAGACGAGGCGCAGCCGCTCAGCGCCCGGGTGCTGACGCCGTCCGGCTGGACCCGCATGCGCGAGCTTCACGTCGGTGGCCAGGTGATCGGGCGCGACGGCAAAGCGCAGGCGATTACGCACATCAACGACTGCGACGGCGCCCAGGTCTATCGATTCCGGTTTAGCGACGGCTCGACCGTCGAGTGCAGCGAAAACCATTTGTGGAGCGTCGAGAAATCGTGGGGCAAAAAGAAACCGCTTACCCTGCGCGCGCACGAGATTGCCGAGACATTTGTCTACGACTCGCCGCTCGGACAACGGCAGTACCGATACAGGATCCCGGCATGCGCGCCGGTCGTGTTCGAGGCTGGCAAACGACCGCTGTCGCTCGATCCTTACGTCGTCGGAGTACTGCTCGGCGCCGGGACCGTCCACCGGGCGCCGACGTACCGGCCGACGTTCCTGGCAGCAGACCCGAGAATCGCGGACCAGGTCGACATGCTGCTGCCGGAAGGCTGTCGATGCCGGGAAATGGCCCGGGATGGCCAGTACGAGATCGGGCCACCGCCCGGCTCGTCGACGGTCGGCAGGATCAGCGTGATCGGCAACGCGGTCGTGCGCTCCGGGATCGCCGGGCAGGCGGAGGATTCAAAATCAATCCCGCACCGCTACCTGACCGCGTCGAAAAACAAGCGCCTGGCACTGCTGCAAGGCCTGTCCGACGCTGTCAGCGGATGGTCGAGCGACGTCACGCAGTTCCGGTGCCGCTCGGTCCAGCTGGCCGAGGACGTTCGATTCCTGGTCGAGTCCCTGGGTGGAATCGCGACGATCAAGAAGCCGGCGGACCGACTGGCAAAGGCCGCCACGTTTATCGTCAAGATCACGATGCCGACGTCTGGAAAGAAGCCGCTCTACCGGACGATCACTGGCGTGACCGCGATCGGGGTCCAGCCCGTCCGCTGCATAACGGTTGCCAACGACGACGGCCTGTATCTGACCGACCACTGCGTCGCCACGCACAACAGCGCCCACTACGAGCGCCCGGAGCTCATCGAGGCGGCGCTGGCCGATAACACGAACGTGCAGATCGACATGAGCAGCGTCTGCGGCGCCGAGAATGTGTTTTTCCGCAAGCGCCACAGCGGCATGGTCGATCTGTTCATCATGGACTGGCGCGATCACCCGGCCAAAACGCAGGAATGGCACGACCGGCGGTTTGCCGAGGCCGAGGCGGCGGGCCTGTCGCATATCTTTGCCCAGGAGGTCGACCGTGACTACACGGCGGCCGTCGAGGGCATCCTGATCCCCAGAAAGTACGTGGATGCCGCTGTCGACGCACACGAGCGGCTGGGGCTGGAAATCGTCGGGTCCGAGCGCGTCGGGTTCGACGTGGCCGATGAAGGCGGCGACACCAACGCGCTCGTGCGCACCAAGGGCATCCTCGTCCACCATGCGGACCAATGGGCCATGGGCGACCCGGCACAATCGACCCTCCGGGTGTTCAACTACTGTATCGAGAACGGCATCGACCGGATGACCTACGACTCTGTCGGCGTCGGCGCCGGCGTCAAGGGCAAGGTGCGCGAGCTGCTGGCGATGGAGCAGTACCAGGACGTGAAACTGCAGGTCGAGCCGTTTTCGGCCGGAGGGAAGGTCTGGCAGCCAAAAAAGGAATTTGTCGAGGGCAAGCGCAACGAGGATATGTTTTCGAATATCAAGGCGCAGGTATGGTGGTGGCTGTTTCTGCGATTTCAGAAAACCTATCTGGCTGTGCACCACGGAAACGAATACCCGGCTGACGAGCTGATTTCGTTATCGTCGAAGATGCCGCTGCTCAACGAACTCAAGACCGAGCTTTCTCGGCCGAAACGGGATGAGGACGGTGCGGGCCGGATCAAGGTAGAATCCAAGCGCGACATGAAAAAGAGAAACGTATCTTCCCCGAACATCGCCGAGGCACTGGTCATGTGCTATGCGCCGGCTCAGGCGCGCCGTCGACAGGTTCGCGTCATGACGGTCGGGCCGCGAACATGAACGACGTAGAAATCGCTGTTGCCAAGGACTACGACCTGCTGCTCTCGCGCGCCATTCTGGTCGTGACCGGCGCAGGCCTGTTGTCGGCCGGCGTCGTGGCGGCGCTGTCCGGGTATCGTGTCGCCGTGTTGGTCATGGCAATCGGTGCGGCCGTCGGGCTGGCATTTTCGTTGCTCTACCTGGCACTGGTCGGCATCAGTGTCGCGCCGACGATTCGCGCCGATACTGGCCATTCTGCTATTCTCCATGCCCTGAAGATGGCCGCACAGCTGGCCGCGATGTTCGCGCTACTCGTCGAGATCATCGCCGCGGTATTTATCGTCGTCTGATTTTAGGGACAGCCCATGTTCGACACACGATCCCTCGGGGCGGCATCGTTCCAGAAGAAGTCTTACAGTGGCATCACTCCAGTCGATCTTTCGTTTGCTGATTTCCTGATCCAGGGCGGCAACTTCGATCTGGCCGCCTACGAGGCGATCCGGCTATACATGTCGGTGATGCCATTCTTCAACGCCGTCGACCTGCGCGCGCGCCTGTTCGCACAGGTGCCGATTCGCGTCTGGGACAAAAAGGCCGAGAAGTGGATTGATGATCACGACAGCGCCGAGCTGTTGGCCATGCCGAATGCGGACAAGACCCAGAACGAGTTTCTGACCGCACTGGCGTCGTTCTACGATATCACCGGCAACAGCTACATCGTCGCCACCGGCCGCCCGGACATGCCGCCGCTCGAACTGGCGGCCATTTCCCCGCAGCGTATTTCCTTTGGCTCAGGTCAGCGGTTCGGGTTTCTCAATGTCCCGGACGTCATCTGGGTGAATACGCTTGGCAGTGGCGGCCTCGGCCGGCTGGTGTTTCGTGCCCAGGAGACACGCAACGGCATCGTGCACCGGGCAACGGCTGCCGGCGCCGGCGAGGACGAGCTGCAACTGTGGCACGTCCGCCAGTTCAATCCGCTGCAGTCAACAGCGCGCTTTACCGGTATGTCACGAGCCAGCCCGATCTATCTCGAGCTGCAGCAGTATGCGTCCGGCAACACCAGCAACCTGTCGAACCTCAAGCGCGGCACTCGGATTTCCATGGCCTGGGTGAACAACCGCGCCGAGGAGCTGACCGAGGCTCAGTGGGAGCGCATGCAGGAGGAGGCCCAGAAATACGCCGGCGACGCCAATACCGGCGGCACCCCGATCCTCGACGGCATGGACGTGAAGGAAATCGGCACGAAGAATCGCGACATGCAGTTCAAGGAGCTGCAGGAGGCGGTGCTGTCGCGTATCTCGATCCAGTACGGCGTCCCGCTGGCGCTGATGCTCAGCCAGTCGATGACGCTCAACAACCTGGAGACCAGCTATCTGCAGCTGTACGACGGCGCCGTCATTCCGCTGATCAACGTGCTGTATCCGGAACTGACGCGGTTCCTGATGCCCCGGTACAAGGGCAGCGAGAACCTCGAGTTCCGATTCAACCCGCACGACATCGAGGCGCTGAAGGTTCGCAGCACCGAGAACGCGAAGCGGGAAAAGGACATCGGCGCGACCTCGATCGACGAGCTGCGCGCCGAGCTCGGGCGTGATCCCATCGACGGTGGCGACGTTGTCCTGCATCCGGCGTCCAATGTGCCGCTCGGCACCTCGTTGTTTGATTCATCTTCCGACTCGGACGAGGAGGCGGCCAAATCCCGGTTCGTTGCCATCCTCGCTGGCGTCAAGGACGAGGCGGGCAACCGCAAGTACTCGGACGATGAGATTCAGCAAATCGCCGAACGCAACGGGCTGGCGGCCGTAAAATGACGCAGAACAACCAGTTCGGGCTGTACATTCCAAAGCGCGGCATCTGGCTGACCGACAAGCATTTCGTCAGGCGCACCGGATCGCGTCAGGAAATGGAGTTTCTGCGCCGCGCGATGGAGAAAAACAACGCCGGACTTGCCTATGAAGTTCGGCCAATTTCCGGCAGCATGGAGACCAAATGAGCGCACCGACCGGATGGGTAGTTGCCGATTGCAGCAACCCGACAAAGTACCTTGCGGCGGACGGCGATGACCTGGTCTGGTCAGAGGACATCGACACCGCCATTTTTGCTGCCCGCGAAGTGGACGCGGCGCGGCTGGCCGAGATACTGGGAGGCGATTGCGAGTATCTCGAACTGGAGCTGTACTGATGGCCCTGAACGACTCAGCTGCCGAGCGTGCCAGGACAGCCGCAAACGATCTTGCGAAAAAACTGCTGCTCGAGGCCCGCGCCGACCGCGAGTTCCGCGAGCTGTTCCGGACCATTGCCGCCGACCTTGCCGCAACGGTCGAGGAAACCGGATCACCGCCCCGGGCCGATGAATACGATGACGACATCCGCGGCCTGCTGATGCGCCAGAACCGGCGCGTGTCGGCGGCCTTCACCGGACAGCTGGTCGCGTACCTGGAAGAGCACGTCGATGACGAGGACGATCACACGGCCGTCGGACTGGCCCTGATCGCCGCCGCGCTTGGCGTGACGCCGACAGACCTCATTGCCGGCATCCGGTCGCGCACGCGCACGGCCATCGCCGCGTTCAACCGCGACCAGGCAAACGCCGATGCGGCGCTTATTTCCCGCACCAACCAGTCCGAGATCGATTACCTGGTTGCGCGTGCCCGGGAGGACGCGCCGGATGCCACCGCCCGCCAGATCGGCCGTCGCGCCGGCAAGGAGTTCGCGCAACGCGGGGCCGGCCGGGCGGCGACCATCGCGGCCACGACCACGCAAAAGGCCGCCGAGAGCGCCAAGGACATCGAGCGGCAGCAGTTCTTCCAGGTGCGTAACGGGCTCAACGCGATTGTCAGCGATGTGCCACAGCAGGCCGAGGTCGAGGTCTGGGAAACCATCGGTGACTCGGTGGTGCGCGAGGCGCACGTTGCGGCCGACGAAACGCGCAAGGTCGATGGCTTTTTCACCGTCGGCGGCGAGCAGCTGCGCTACCCGGGCGACCCGCTCGGTTCTCCGGCCAATGTGATCAACTGCCGGTGTTCGGCCGTGCTGGTGTTCGGTAAACGCGCCGACGAGGCGTTCGTGCCGGAGCAAATCGCTGTCGAGCCGGACGACGAAAACACACCGGCCGCCTTCGTCTAGTTTGCAAAAACCAAGGCCCGGCCGGATAATCGCGACCAGCAAGGTATTGCAACGCCCGGGGACCGCGATGCGCCAATCCCTCGAACACAAACGCAACGACGCCCAAATCAAGCATCTGAGCGTCGCGTTCGAGATCAAAAAAATCACCGAGAATGACGCGGATTTTTTTGTGTTCGAGGGCCTTGCCAGCACGTTCGAGATGGACCAGGGCAAGGACATCGTCATGCCCGGGGCTTTCAAGAAGTCGCTGAAGGCCCGCACGCCGGTGCTGCTGTGGCAGCATTCGAGATACGAGCCGATCGGCATGCCGGTGGAAATCCGCGAGACCGCAGACGGGCTGTACCTGAAAGGCAAGCTGCCGCGCGAGGACACGTTCGTCAGCGGCCGGGTGATCCCGCAGATGAAGATCGGCAGCATCAAATCGATGTCGATCGGCTTTTACACCAAGGTGTCCGAGTACGATAACGAGACCGAAATCCGCAAGCTGATCGAGATCGATCTGCGCGAGGTGTCTCTGGTGACGTTCCCGATGAACGAGGGCGCACTGATTTCCGATTTCAAGGCGGCGCGTGATCTTCCCGCGCTGCTCGATGCTCTGAACCTGAAATCCGACGCGAGAGAGAGTCTCGAATCGAGTATCAGGCGTGTGACGTCGCCGGGGTATACCGTCGACGCAGTCAAGGCGATGACGCGCCGCGATCTTGAGCGAAGCCTGCGAGATGCAGGTTTTTGCTCAAACGATGCGGCCAAAATGATCGCCGGTCAGTTTGAGCAGCGGAGCGAGTCCGCCGGCGACGACGACGACGAACAAATCAAGGCGGCGCTCGGCGAAATTGCCGGCATGCTCGAAAGTTTCGAGCGCGACGCTCTTCTTCGGTCAATCTCACGACAGGTGGAAAACCATGGACCTTAACGAAATCAAAGCCATCAACACCAAGATGGAACAGGTGCTCAAGGGCGTTTCTGAAATTCAGAAAACCGCTGACGAGGCGGTGCAGAAATGCGGCACCATCGACACCGAGACCAAGGCGGCGCTGGAGAAGATGCAGGCCGATGCTTCCACAACGGCCGGCGAGCTGCAGGAACTCAAGCAGAAAGCCACCGCTGCCGAGAAGACCGGCGAGTACATCGAAAAGATGCTCTCGCGCATGCCTGGCGCCGCCGGTGCCGAGCAGAGCGAAATCGAGCAGCAGGCCAAGGAAGAGACGACGCGGTATCTGCGCACCGGCCGCCTGATGTCCGACAAGACCGTCGAGGCGGTGGTCACGGCGATGGTCGGCAAGTCCATGCACGGGCTGTCCGAGGACGATCGCGCCAGCGAGATCAAGTCGCTGATTGCAGGCTCTGGTCCGGACGGCGGTTACTTCATCCGCCCCGAGCGCAGTGCGACGATGATCGGCCGCATTTTCGAGACCAGCCCGATGCGCTCGGTCGCGGCGATTGACACGACCAGCACCAGCGCGATCGAGTACGTCATCGACGATGACGAGTCGACGTCCGGCGGCTGGACGGGTGAAACCGATGCCCGCTCCGATACCGCCACGCCGAAGGTCGGATTGCTGACGATCCCGGCGCACGAGCAGTATGCGCAGCCCAAGGCCACGCAAAAGATGCTCGACGACGCCGGTTTCGACATCGAGGCCTGGCTGGCCCGCAAGACGGCCGACAAGCTGTCGCGCACCGAGAACACGGCGTTCGTGGTCGGCGACGGCAGCCAGAAGCCGCGCGGGTTCCTGAACCTTCCCGCCTGGGCGGCAGCCGGCGTCTACGAGCGATTCAAACTCGAACAGATCAACAGCGGCGCCGCCGCGGCCCTGACCGGCGACGGTCTGAAAAAGCTGCAGAACGCGGTCAAGGAGGCGTACCAGAACGGCTCGATCTGGGCAATGAAGCGCGGCACCTGGGGCGCGGTCATCCTGCTCAAGGACGGCGCCGGCAACTACCTGCTGCCGCCGAACTCGCTGACGGGCCTCAAGGAAAAGGACGACCTGGTCCTGCTGTCGCGCCCGGTGCGGTTCTTCGACGACATGCCGGTCGTCCAGGCGAACTCGCTGTCGGTCGCCTACGGTAACTTCGGTGTCGGCTACACGATCGTCGATCGCATCGGTTTCCGGGTGATCCGCGACAACGTGACGCAGAAGCCGTACATCAAGTTCTACACGACCAAGCGCACCGGCGGCGACGTCACCAACTACGAGGCCATCAAGATCCAGAAAACCGCGTCCTGATCGGCGCGGCGTTTCTGAGTCGAAGATCAATCGAACAATCTCGCGGAGATAACATCATGGCGATACGAGACCTGAAAAACCGTGTGCTGCAGAAAATTGCAGACTTCACGGCCATCAGCGGCAACGGCACGACCGTTGGCGCAATCATCGACACGGCGAACTTCGACAACGGCTACATGGTCGGCGTCGCGGTCCCGGTCTGGACGGACGGCACCTACACGCTGCTGATCGAGGAATCTGACGATTCTGGCATGTCGGGAGCCGTAGCCGTAACAGGCGACAAGCTGCTCGGCGACCTTCCGGCGGTCGGTGCGGCGAATGCGGACGGCAGTACGATCGCAACGGTCGGGTGTATCGGCACCAAGCGATACGTCCGCACCAGCATCGTTGCTTCTGGCGTGAGCGTCGGTGCCACGGTGGCAACGATCGTCACGATGGGCGCCGAGCAGGAACCGGCTGCCTGATCTTCCCCGTATAACCACTGAAGCTGAAACTGACAGCTGAGAAACCCGGGGAGTCGATGTGACGACATTGGCTCCCCGGGCAATGAAGGGAGAACGATCAATGAAAATCATCGCCTGCAAAACCGAGTGGTTCGCCGACTCCAACCCGGCGCTGCCGAGCCACGCGCTGGTCGAAGGCCAGGTCTTCGACGTCTCGGATGCGACCGGCGAGGCGATCTGCCAGGCCGGTTACGGCGAGCCGTGCGAGGACGAGGTCGCCGTCGAAGGCGAGCCCGCACTGCTCGAGGACATGCCAGAAGCCGCCCTGCTGGTGACCATTCCGGACGTTTCTGACCTTGACGCCCTGCAGGAGCTCTACCTGTCCGAGGACAGCCGGGAAGGCGACGACCGGCGCGAGGACGTCATTGCCGCACTAGATCTGCGCATTGCCGAGATTTCGGCAGAGATTCTGATGGGCGAATATCCGAAGGCCGCGGACCTGTGTGTGGCGATCGCCGAATCGTCGGACCCGCAGATGATCATGGCGCTGCACACGCTCGAATCAGCCGATACCGGCGGCAACCGCAAGACGGTGCTGGCCGCCATCGATGCCAGGATGACCGCCTTCTCCGACGAGGAGTAGAGCGCAACCAGCATGCGCCTCGCTCCAGCCGATCATCGGGCCTACACCTACCGGGTGACGACGGGCCCGGTCAATCCTGCCATCGACAAGTCCGACCTGGTCCTGGCATTGAAGCTGCCGGCGGCAGCGGCCGCCGCAGACGACGCCTACCTTGACCTGGTCATTGCCGCGGCCACCGGCTATGCCGAGCGGTTCACGCGCCGGGACTTCATCACACGAACTTACAAGACGTTTCGTGACGGGTTTCCGACCGTTGCCAGCGGCGAGGGGTATTACATCGCCGCCGGCATCGAAATCCGCCGATCTCGCCTGCTCAGCGTCGTTTCGATCAAATACTGGATCGATGACGTCCTGACCACGCTGGCCTCGTCCGTCTACTACGCCACCGACGAGAACGACTACAGCGAGATTCACCTGGCCGCCGGGCAAAGCTGGCCGTCGACCGACAACCGTCTGCAGGCGGTCGAGATCGAGTTCACGGCAGGATTCGGCCCGGACACGGTCAACGTTCCAGTCGATCTGCAGCTGTCCATCCTGCAGCTGGCGCAAGCCATGTATGTGAATCGCGGCGACTGCTCGGACGATGCGTGCGCCAAGGCGATGCCGTCGTCGGTGCGGTCGGTGTTGCAGCAGTACCGGATCGAGAACCTGTAGAATCGAGCGCATGCCCAGGTGCGTGAACATCAAGAAAAAGGCCCGCCGCGTTTGCGTTGGCGACATGGTGGACCTGATCACCCTGCAGAACCGCCAGCTGCAGACCAACCTGTCCGATGTTGACCTCGACGAGGCGTTCTCCACGCATGAGGTCGTCTGGTCGATGGTCGAGACGATCTCCGGCGAGACCATTTTCGACGGCGTCGGCATCGAGCGCGACGTCACCCACCGGGTTTACATCTACCACGACGCCGCCGTGACCGAGGAAACATGGATCCTGTTCGGCACCGAGCGGCTGGACATCATCACGGTTGAAAACCTCGACGAGCGCGGACAGTTCATGCTCTTGCGGTGCACGAACCGCGGCAGCAGCGCGCTCGCCGCAGGGGATGCCTGACCATGCGAGTCGTGGCCGACAACCACAACCGCCGCGTGATGCTGGTGCTGCGCGATCAGCAAAACGCGACGCGCCGGGGTATCCGGCAGGGGTTTTTCCGCCTCGGAAAAGACCTGGTCAAGGACGCCAGGCAACTGATCATCAAGGGCCCAAAGACCGGCCGCCTGTACCGCCTGCCGGGCCGAAAGAAGCGCCACCGGGCATCGGCCCCGGGTGAGCCGCCGGCGAACCGTACAGGGGCCCTGCAGCGGTCCATCGATTTCCAGATCCACGGGGCCGACTCCATGGAGTTCGGGTCGAACCCGAACGCCAATCTGCTGGCGCGGGCAGCGGCCCCGGCCGGCGCCTCGATCAGCGTCTACCCGGCGGCGCTCGAGTTCGGCACCGGGCGCATGGCGCCGCGGCCCTATCTCCGGCCCACAATCGAGAAAAACAACCGGCGCGCGCGGGCGCATTTCGAAGCCGAGATTCGGCGGGCGCTGCAGTGAAGATCGCCGACGTCATCGCGCAGCTGCGGGCCGTGGTGCCGCAGCACACGTCGCTGTTCACCGATGCCGCGCCGGCCGTGCTGACATTCGTGGCCGACGTGCCGGGCCCGGGCGGGCTGGTCACCGGCGACACGAGCCCGGATCCGCACAACCTTTCGCCGGGGCAGGTCGTGACGATCTCCGCGGCCCGCAATCCGTATGCGGTCGGCTCACTGACGTTTGATTCTGCCACTGGCCTGGTCACCGGCGTGACGACCAACGACCATGATCTGACCGAGGGCTGGCAGAGCGAGATCGAGATCGTCGGCGCGGATCAGGCCGAGTACAACGGCACCTGGCCGCTGGTGTCGACCGACAACCGCCGGACGTTCGTTTACGGGCCGATTGCAGGATCCCCGGCCGCTGCTACCGGGACCATCAAGATGGTCGATCCGCTCGGCACGTCGTTCATCGGATCGTTCCAGGTCAACACGACGCCGACCGCGACCACGTTCACCTACCAGATCGCCTCGAACCCGGAGTCGGCCGGCGGCGTGAACGCCGTCCTTCACCTGGCACCGCGCATCAGCGGGGCCATCACCGAAGACCGGCTCGCCGAGGCGTACACCAAGCGCGACACCGACGAGTACTTTGCGTTCGTCGTCATGGGTGATGTGACCACCAGCAGGGACCGCGCGATCGAGACCGACGCGAACCAGCAGATTGCCGATGACACACACAAGCGCCTGCGGCAGATCGAGCCGTTTTCCGTGTACGTTTTCGCCAGGACATCGCAGGAAATGAGCGCGCGTGCAGTGCGAGATTCGATGGACGATGTAAAGCAGGCGCTGCTCAAGGCACTGTTCGGGGTCAAGCTGCCGACCGTTTTCTCGGATTCGGTATGGTGTACAATCTCGCCGACAGGAGATGGCTTCGCCGCCTACAACTCAGCGGTCTACGTGCACCGATTTGATTTTGAGCGTTCCATCGACCTGGTCGAGGCTGATGCTGTTGAACCCGGATTTACCCGCGCATGGCGTGACACCAACATCCAGCAGCTGAACGACTTCGACGAGACGATCATGGAGACGGATATCAACATGGACAGGGTTGCGCTGTGATCTTCATCCGGGTTAACAAATCCCTCGGCCAGTACGAGGCCGGATCTGTGGTGCGTATCGAGGCGCTGCCAAACGGCCAGCCAAAATCGTCTTACTGGCGCCGCCGCCTCAAAGACGCTCAGATCGACAGCTGCTGCGAAATCTGCTCCGACCCTCGCGCACGACAGGAGTCGCCGCCGCCAACGCAGGGCCGCAAGAAAACCACCAAAAAAGAACAGGTCGTCGAGAAACCAACGGCTGGCGTCGACAAGAAGCCGTCAACGTAATCCATTACTGAGGATCGAAGATCATGACAGGAGCCAGCACCATCAGTCGCCCCGAGGTGACGATTGCCATCGAGGGCGCCAACCAGTCCGTCAGCAATACCGACCAGCTGGTCCTGCTCGTCGGCGTCATGGATAACGCGAACGGCACGGCAGTGCCTGGCAACCTGGCCGAAAACGTGCCGATCGATTTCGCCAGCATCGATGCGCTGTTCGGTCCCAAGTCCCCGGTGGCATCGGCCGCGCGCGCGTTCCGCAAGGTCAACCAGGTCACGCAGCTGGATGTGATCCCGCTGGATCCTGCCGTCGGCGCCAACGCCGCGGGCCTGGTGACGTTTACCGGCACCGCGACCGAGGACGGCGAGATCACGGTGGTCGTCGGTTCCGAGGACGACCATTCCTACACGCTGACGATCAGCAGCGGCGACACCGCCACGGTCATCGGCGATGCGCTGGAGGCGGCGATCACCGCCGATGCGCGATCGCAGGTGACGGCAAACAACACGGCCGGCGCGGTTGCGCTTACCGCTGTTTTCGATGGCCTGGAAGGCAACGACATCCCGCTGCGCGTCATTGGCGGCGCCGGACAGGTCGCCGGCGTCACGGCCGTCGTCACGACGGCGATGTCCAGCGGCTCAGGCGATCCGTCGTCCGCATCCACGTTTGACGTCGTCGCCAACCAGCGATACCAGACGGTGGTGTTCCCCGGATCGTGGGACGTCAGCGTCCTGACGGGGTTTCTCGACCCGCGGTTCAACGTCACCAACGACGTGCTCGACGGCGTCGGCATCGTCACCCAGACCGATACGCTGGCCAACCTGCTGTCGGCCAACAATGCACTGAACTCACAGAGCCTGGTCACGCTCAACTTTAATACGGTCGCGGAAACGGACTTCCGCGGCAGTTCGATGCTCGAGTTCGAGCTCAACGTGTCGGCGCAGTTTGCCGGCGCGCGCTCGGCACGACTGACCGACGGCGCGCTGATCTCCGAACTGCTGGTCGGCCAGCAGGCGCTCGATGCTCGCGGCGGCCCTGCCCTGGCATCGCGGCCGTACTTCAACACGCCGTTTCCGAACCTGCCGCTGATCGGCATCGACAAGGGCTGGAGCGAGGTGGAGATCGGCCAGCTGGTCGCCGCCGGCGGCTCGACGATCGGCGTCAACAAGACGCGCACGCTGGCCATCGCCGGCACGATCGTCACGACGTACAAGACCGATGCCGCCTCCAATCCGGACACGAGTTTCGATTTCCTGAACAAGGTCGACACCGCGTCGAATGCGCGCGAGTTCATCTTCAACAACCTGAAAGCGGATTTCTCGCAGTTCCGTCTGACGACCGGCTCGCTCGTGCCAGGACGGCCGATGGCCAACTCGCAGCTGATTCGCGGTACGCTGATGTCCTACTACCGGACTCTCAGCGGCCCGGACTATGTGCTGACGCAGGCCGGAGCCATTGCCGAGGCGACGTTCTCGGAAAACATGACGATCTCGCTGGATCTGAATACCGGACTGGTCACGGTCGTTTTCGACAAGGTGCCGCTGGTCAGTCAGTTCCGCGAATTCTTCGGGACGTTCCGCGTTTCGTTCGACGTTTAACCGCGGACCTTGCCGCCTGAGTAGGAGATACACATGGGTGCCCTGAATGTCGTCCAGATGACCATCAACAACGAGGCCATCGGGATCAAGCCGAACACGTTTGAATTCACGCCCGGTCGTGGCGACCGCCGGGTGCGCACGAAGATGTCCGGCAACAACAAGCAGACGGTGCTGAGCGTCGACAAGGAGACCGAGTTCTCCAAGGTCATGTTCACGCTGATCACCGAAACCGATACGGCAAAAAAGATCATGGAATGGCAGGACAACTTCGACGCCAACGTCATCGTTGCCCAGGACGACGGCGGCAACACCTACACCTTCAACCAGGCGATCCTGCTGACCGACCCCAGTATCAAGTCAGGCGTCGACGGTGAGACGCCGATCGAATTTCAGTCCGAGACCGTCGCCAAGGGCTGAGACCCAAACAATCACAACGAGCAATGAAACATGAAAATCGCCAACCTGCGGGAGACCGCAGAGCATAGGCTCTCCGAGCCGGTAGAGTACGCCGATCACGGCGAAACCAAGCAGACGCTCGAGCTCTCCCTCGTCTGCCCGTCGACCGACCAGTGGGGCGACGCGACCAAACTCCGCAAGGCATTCTCCAAGGCGATCGTCGAGCACATCGCCTTCATGCAGGACCGCATGGACATCGATGCCGTCGAGGCCGCCAAGCTGGCTGCAGCCGAAAAAACCGCTGCCGACGCCAATGACCAGGACGACGGCTACCAGTTCGACCGCGATGACGTCTGCCGCATTGTCGAGCTTTCCGATACGTTTGATCTGCCGAAAAACATCAAGGTACTCGGCCGGCTGCTGACCAGTGGCTGCGGGCTCGTCGAAGGCAAGACGATGAACCAGATCCAGTGGTCGAAAGTGACGCCCGAGGACCGGGAGGAGGTGCTGATTTCGTTTCTGGAAAATTTTATCCAGCCCTTCGCATTGAGGGCGACAGGGCTGCTCTCGACTACCTGACAGCGGCGCTGATAAAATTCTACGAGGGCGGCATCACGCTGGCCGAATTTCGCGCAATGCCGGTGGCCACGCTGTTTCGATATCGGCGCTACGCCGAGCAACTGAACGCGCCGAGGGAATGATCGATGGCATTTAGCGTCAGCTGGGTTTATAAGGCCGTCGACAAGTTCTCCGGCCCGATGCTGAAAATGCGCCGTTCCAGCGAGAAGCTGGACCGGGCCGTGGTCAAAAACGAAAAAGCCGTCCGGCGCCTTGGCACAACAAGCACCCGAACCTCCGCGGCCCTTAAATCCGGCGCCAGGCGCATGCTGGCGGCCGCCACGGTATTTCTGAGCGCCACCGCGGTATTCCGCAAGGGGATGGCCTTTCAGGACGCCGCAGCCGATCTGTCGGCGATTACCGGGGCCATGGGTGATGACCTTGAGATGCTCCAGGCCGAGGCGTTCCGGATGGGCAAGGCCGGTGCCGTGGCCGGCAACGAGGTGCTGACCGGCATGAAGCTGGTCGCCAGTGCCAAGCCCGAGCTGCTCAAGAACCTGCCCGCGCTCGCAGCGATGACCGAGCAGGTCATTACGCTCAAAAACGCCGCCGGCATGGACATGCCCGCCGCCGCGGAGGCCGCCGCGACTTCGCTGAATATTTTCGGCAAAGAGGCAAACCAGGCCGGCAAGTTCATCGACATCCTGGCGGCCGGCGCGAAGTTCGGCTCCAGTGAGATCACCAACAGCTACCTGGCCGCACGCGATGCAGGCCCGGCGGCCCATGCTGCGGGGCTGAGCTTTTTGCAGCTGAACGCGGCCATCCAGACGACGGCGCGCGGCGGGTTTGTCGGAACCCGGGCAGGCACCGCGCTGAACGCGATCTTTTCCCGGCTGAAAAAATCCGGCATCGATATCCAGAAAATTGGACTCGAGCGCACGTTCGAGCTGATCGGCAAGAATCTCGAAGCGCAGACCAGCCTGACCGCGCGCGCGGCGATGGAAGAGAAGCTGTTCGGCATGGAGCATGCCAAGGTCGGGCTGGCGCTGGTGAAAAACCGCCGGTTGCTGACCGAGTTCGAAAACGTGCTCGGCACGTCCGGCGTCGCACAGGAGCAGGCGACGACGCGCCTTGGCACGCTGAGCGCGAAACTTCGCACCGTCGGGGTGGTAATCGAGGAAAAGCTGGTGCGCCTGTTCATCCGGCTGGAACCGCGGATCAATACGATGGTCGATCGGTTCGGCGCATGGATCGACAGCATCGATGACGACAAGATCGACAAGTTTGCTGATTCGGTGAGCTCACTGGTTGGCGTGATGTCGAACCTGGCAACCGTTGCGGGCACGGTGCTTAAACTGTTCGATCTGCTGGCGCTGAACCCGATCAGCAAGGCGATCGATTTCTCGTTCGGCGGCGCCGGCAACTTCGGCGAGCTGATGGAGGAATCCGGAGCTACCGACGCCACGAAGGCCAAGCGACGACAGCGCCGCATGGAGCAATACCGATCGATGCAGGCGGCCGACCTGGTCCGCTCAATGCTGACCCTGCAGGCCCCGGACAATCGCGTCGGCGCGCACGCGGTCCTGGCGCCGGCTTACCGGGCGCAGTTTGACGCCAACATCAACCTGAACGATCCGGGGCGCTATGTCCGCTCTGTGGAGAGCAAGGGCCCGGCCGCCATTGCCCTGAACCAGGGGCCGAACCTGGCCGCGGGGCGCTGACATGCCGCTGCCGGACCAGAAAAAAATCCGTGCGGCCTCGTGGCGTGGCGTCGAATTCCTGCTCGACTCGGTCACTACCGAGGGCGGTCAGAAAACGGTCGTGCACGAGTACCCGAACCGCGACGCGCGCACGGTCGAGAGCCTCGGCATCCTGGAGGACGTTTTCACCGTCACGGCAATTATCACCGGGACCGACTATTACGCGCGCAAAAAGGCGCTGCGCAACGCGATCCGCACCGCCGGCATCGGCGAATTCGTGCATCCGTGGGACGGCTCGGTGCTGTGCGAGGTCGACGGCGGGTACTCGTACACCGAGACCGACCGGACCTTTGGCGAGGCGGTGTTTACCTTCAAGCTGGCGCGCGCGGACGCGATCTTCATTCCCGAGACGTCCGGCTCAGGCCTTGACGACGTTCTCAACCAGGTGACCGCAGCCAAGGACTCGCTGGCCGAGGGCGTCGGTTCGATCTTCGGCGTCTCCGCCGGCTTTCCCAAGAACTTCGAAGAGGCAAAGTCCCTGCTGGAAAGCGCCGGCGACTGGATGAACGAAAAGCGCCAGATTTTTGTCCAGGCGCAGGAGGAGGTGAGCTCTGTCACCCGGGTCATCGACGATTTCACCGCCGATATCAACGCGCTGATCACCGCCCCGGCGCAGCTGGGCACCCGGCTGATCAGCCTGTTCACCGCGACGGTCGAGCTCTTCACGACGCCTGTGGAGCGATTTGACGCGACTTTGCAGTTTTTCGGGTTCGGGGTAGACGCTCCGGCGATCTCCACGCAGAGGACGTTTCAGGGCGTCACGCTGGACGCCGCGCCGCTGATCGAGCGCCTGAACAACCAGTCGAACATCGTCAACACCATGAATGCGGCGGCCCTGGCCGAGTCCTATGCGGCGGCCGTGCAGCGCCAGTACCTGACGACGGCCGAGCTCGACGCCGCACAGCGGGCCATGGAGGCGCAGTTCGAGGCGGTGTTCGGCGATCTGGACCTGTCCGAGACGTCCAGCAGCGCCCTGTTCGAGGACATCGCCAAGTTCCAGAACATCGGGTTCGGCCTGACCGAGGACACCCGGCAGGCGTTTTCTGACCTGCGCGACGGCGTGCGCGCCTTTCTCGATTCCGAGCGCCTGCGCACCAGCCAGGTGGTCGGCATCCACACGCGGCAAATGCCGGTGTCCGTGCTGGCGTTTCAGTATTACGGCGACAGCGCCCGGGCCGCCGATATCATCGCGCTGAACAAGATCAGAGACGTCAGCTTCGTGGCCGGCGATGTTGACCTGCTGAGCCAATGATCACGCTCGAGGTCGATGGACGGCCGTACAAAAACTTTACCTCGATCGAGGTCGGCAAATCGCTGGACAAACTGACCGGGTATTTCGAATTCCGGGCGACCTCGACCATCGACCAGCAGGCACGCTTCCCGATCAAGACCGGCCAGGCGTGCACGATCACGGTCGACGGCGAAACGGAGCTGACCGGCTTCATCGAGGTCGTTGGCGGCAGCTACGCCAGCAGCGAACACGAGATCGTGATCCAGGGCCGCGACAAGACCGCGGACGTCGTCGACAGCACCATCGGCGGGGATATCGGCTTTAACGAGCAGAACATCAGCATCGAAAAGGTCACGGCCACGGTGTTGAAAACGCTCGGCATCACCGGCATCGGCGTCTCGGTCTCCAGCGCCACGCCGGTGGCCGGATTCGGCACCAGCGAGATCGTCGATGCCGACACCGGCGACACGGTTTTCGAGTACCTGGAGCGGTACAGCCGCAAGCGGCAGCTGCTGATGACGACCGACCAGAACGGCGACATCCTCTATCAGCGCGCCAGCGGCGTCCTGCTCGAGGGGTTTGCCCTGCGGAATGAGCCGGGCGGCAAGAAAAACAACATCCTGAGCGCCTCATGGACCAACAACGTCGGCCAGCTGTTCAACCAGTACATTATGAAATCGCAGGGAAACGCGGTGGCGCTGAACCTGACCGGCATCCCGGTGGTGTCGGAGGTGGTTGCCACGCAAAACCCGCCGGTGGTCGATGACCTGATCCGCAAATCACGGATCTACCACATGGTCGCCGAATCGTCATCGAGCCGGGAAAATCTCGAAAAGCGCGCGAAGTGGGAGGCCAACATCGCGCGCGCGCGGGCGTTTGCCTACCAGTGCATCGTGCAGGGACATTCGCGTCCCGGCGGCGGCCCGTGGTTGCTGAACCGGCTGGTGCGGATCGTCGACGTGTTTGCCGGCAAGGACGAGCATTACCTGCTCAACTCGATCACCTGGCGCGTCGATACGACACGCGGCTCGACCACCTCGCTCGGATTTGTGCCGAAGGACTCGTACCTGGTCGAACTCTCGGAACCTGAAAAAGCCGTGAAATCAGCGGCTGTGGAGTTTAACTTCAACTGATGAGACACCTGATCAAAGCGATGATCCGGCTCGCGCAGAAAACGCGCACCACGGACACCACGACCAACTTCCCGGCCGCGCAGGCCTCCTGGCTCGGAAAATCCGGCAATTTCATCGTCTGGCAGCCATACGGGACATTCGGCAACGCGCCGGTCGACAGCTATACGCTGCTGATCAACCTGATGGGCCAGGAGGAAAACCGCATCGGGCTGGAAACCGCGCTGGCCTCAGAGGTCGCCGGGCCGATGGTGCAGGCGCTCGAGGGCGGTCTCGTGGAGGGCGAGTACCTGATCGGCAATGTCGTCACCGGCGCTTATCAGAAATTCAGACAGGACGGGGTGATCGAGATCAACTCGCCGGCCGGTCTTGAGATCGACATCACGGGCCCGGCCGAGATCACGGCCAGCGGCGACGTGACGATCAACTGTGCCAGTGCCAGCGTGACGGCCAGCGGCGACGTCGATGTCAGCGCGACGAACTGCAACCTGGACGCCAAGTGCAATCTTGGCTCGGGCGGCCCGGCGATCGCGCGCCTGGGCGACGCCGTGCAGGTGACGGTCGCCTCCGGGTCGAGCGCCGGCAACTGGACGGGTACAATTACCGCCGGCAGCGGCAACCACACGGCAGATTAGGCGATGGCCGAAATCATCGACGTCCGGATATCCCAGGAGCAAAACGGCTCCTTCGACCTGTCGGTCGGGGCGAACGGGGATCTGGAAACGGTGGCCGGGTTCGACACCGCCATCCTGATGTCGGTTTTCTGCGAGCGTCGTGCCAGTGCCGACCAGGTGCCGACGCCGCGGCTGCGGCGCGGCTGGATCGGCAACGAGGACGGCGATGATCCGGATTTCGAGATCGGCTCGCTGATCTGGCTTTACGAGCAGGCCAGGCTGAACTCAGATACAGCGAACGGTGTAGAATCGCATGCGAACACGGCACTTGCCTGGTTTCTCGAGGACAACCTGCTGACGCAGATTGAGACCGAGGCGTCCTTTTCCGGCGCCGGTGTATCGCTGCTGGTGATCTTCAGGACGGAAACCGGCCCGGTCGAAACGCGCAACTTTGAACTCTGGAAAAATACGGGGATCGGTTAATGCCGCTGAATTTGCCAGGCACATCGCGCGAGGTGGTCCAGCGCAGCAAGACGGACGTCCAGCGCGAGCTTCCATCCTCCAACCCGTTTTTGCGCAATTCCGCGATCAGCGCCCTGATCACCGCCTGTGCCCGCCGGGTGTTCGATTTTTACGTTCAGCTGTCCGAGGCCATCAAGCAGATGACCTGGTCGACCGCGACCGACGACGCGCTGGATGACTGGGCCTCTGTGTTCGGCATCGTGCGCAACCCGGCTACCGCCGGGGCCGGTGATGTTGTCGCCACGGGCACGCTGGCCAGCATCATTCCGCTCGGCACGGTGCTGACGTCCAGCGATGGGCTCGAATACACGGTCGATGCGACGGTGGCCATTTCCAACCTGGCGCTGAGCATTACCAGCCTGACGAGCTCGGGCACGACGGCGACGGCCCAGACGGCCAGCGCCCACGGCCTGGCAGATAACGTCGACACCACGATCAGCGGCGCGACCTATTCGCCATACAACGGCACGTTCGAGATCTCGGTGGTCGACGAGACGACGTTCACCTACGAGATGGCCTCGTCGACGACCAGCCCGGACACCGGCTCGCCGAGCCTGTCGGCCGATATCGCCGTGCTTGCGCTGACCTCCACGGCCGAAGGGCTGGCCAATAACCAGCTGCCCGGCACGCCGCTGACGTTCTCCGCGCCCATTGCCGGCGTCGATACCATTGCCACGGTTGGCTATCCGGGGATCGATGGCGCGGTCGACATCGAGTCTGACGCCGATTTCCGGGTTCGGTTCTTCGAACGGACGCAGAACCCGGTGGCGCACTTCAATGTCGCCGATATTGTGCAGCAGGCCAAGCGCGTCGAGGGCGTCACGCGCGTGTTCGTCCAGGGGGTCACGCCGGCGGTCGGACAGGTCACCATCTATTTTACGCGCGACAACGACACCAGCCTGATCCCGAGCGCCGGCGAGGTGACCACGGTCAAGAACAAGATTCTGGAGATCAAACCGGCCAACACCGCAGACGCCGATGTGATCGTCGCCGCGCCGACCGGCGCGTCGCAGGACTTCACCTTCACCGCGCTGTCACCAAACACGGCCACCATGAAGGCGGCGGTCGAGGCCAGCCTTGACCTGTTTTTCCGGGAGGAAACGGTCGTCGGCGAGGACGTCGACGAGGACGCCTATCGGTCGGCGATCTTCAACACCATCGACACTGAGACGGGCAACCGGGTCACGACGTTCACGCTGTCAACCCCGAGCGGCGATATCTCGCGAGCAGCCGGTGAGATCACCACGCTCGGCACGGTGACTTTCCCATGACCATCCGGCTGTTTCGTGGGCACAACGTTGACGAGCATGCCAACTCGACGGCCGCGTACCTGCCGGGCGGCCGGCTGTTCGCCGCCGGCTGGACGCCGGGATCGGTGCTGCGCGGGCTGATTCGCGGGGTTTCGGCCGAGTTCAAGCGCGTCGAGGACTTTCTGCGCAGCCTGGCCGTCGAGCTGGACCCGCGCACCACCAGCCTGTTCATCACCGAATGGGAGCGCAACGTCGGCATCCCGGACACCTGCTACCAGGGAACCGGGACGCTCACCGAGCGGCGCCGCGACGTGCTGGCGAAGCTGGTGTCGTCGGGCCTACAGACCGAGCAGGATTACATCGATTTCGTGGCTTTGTTCGGCTGGACCGCGACGGTTTCACAGGGCGCATCGAAGTTTGAGATAATCATCACGTTTATCGGCACGGCGCCACAGGTATTTCCTTTGACGTACCCGATTCCGTTCGGAGACCCGCTGCTCGCGACAATGTCATGCATACTCAGCAAGCTAAAACCGGCCAACTGCACGATTTCATTCGTCGCCACACCCTGACGGAGATCGCATGGAACTACTGAACAACAAGATCCTTGGCGGGCAGCTGACGCATACCGAGTGGAACCAGGTGCCGAGCGAGCTGCAGAACATCATCACCTCTGCAGGCATTTCGCTGTTAGCAGGCGACGTAAACCAGCTGGGCAAGGCGATCACGATGATGATCTCCTCGGGCCAGTATTACACCGAGGGCGGCACGGCCAATTCCAGAATTCTGACGCACGCAGGGCCAGGCCCTGGTCCGTATCAGTATCGCGACAACATGATCGTGATGTTCGTTTCGTCGCTCAACAACACCAACACCTGGCAGGTGAACGTCAATACTCTCGGTGCCAAGGACGTCGTTGTCGGCGCCTACGATTCCAACTCTGCCGATGTCCTGGCTGGCGACCTCGTGATGCTTCGATACGATGCGGGCGCCGGTAATTTTGTGCTCGTGAACCAGAGCAATCCGGTGGCATCGCCGTTTTTCCGCCAGCGTGTTCGCGGTGCGTCGACCGGGCCTGCATGGACGATGATCCAGGCGGTAATCGATTCTGGCACCAAGCTGTTCACGACAGTCGGTGATGCCAACGGCATCCTGCGACTGGAATCCGGCGCCGGTGAAGGTATCCAGATAAAACATCTCGGCGGCATTGCCGCCTACCGGAACATTTTTTCAGTGTTGCCGCACGCCATGGCCATTATTAACGGCACGACTGCCGCAATCATTGGCGGCGGCCTGAACGTCGGCACGGTCGTTCGCGCGTCTGCCGGAGTTTACGACGTGCCTTTACCGACAGCCGTTTCATCGATTGCGGCATCGTCAGTGCATGTGACGCCGCGGGACAACACCACGACCGGATTCATGGCAGTCGCATTGCCGACGACAATATCAAACGTGCGGGTGCGCACCTTCAACGCCGCCGGAACACCGGCAGATGTAGACTTTTCAATCGACGTTTTCGACAGGGGCATATGATGGCAAGCACCAAACTACTCGATGCGGCGAGCGCCAACGGTTTCGGCCCGGCTGTCGCATGGAACCCGAAAGGCAATAATGCGACCGAGCTGCGCGTCTGGCCAGATCGCAACCTGGCATTCGGTGCGACGAGCGTGAAGATTTACATCCGCGACAAGGACGACACCGACGCGCAGGCTGCGTATACCGGCGTTGAATTCACGGCCGCGACCGATGAAGGGAAAATGATCTCGGTGCGCCCAGACGACGTGGTTATCGCCCTGGTTGCCGGCATTTCGTCGACCGTCACGGTTCTAATCCAGTAGCGGGTCGCCATGAAGACGACGATAAATATCGAGCGGTCTATCGGACGAGCCGCGTTGGTATCGAAGCCGGTATTGCCGATCGAGGCGCTTCCATCCAGATTTATATCGTCAGTTGAAATCTCGGCTTTGGATTACGTCGGCGCTTTCTGGCTTGCAGAGTCGCAAAATCGATTCGGCCTGCCTAGCGATCCCATTTTTGCTGTCGGGCAGAATTTCGATGTTTTTGCCACGATATTCGGCAGTCAAACTGACTGCATCGGCTGCCTGAGTTTTGCGCCGGATATTCCCGCCGATGCGTTTATTTACAAGGCCACTATCAGTGTCGCGGTGCGTACTCGAGGTAGCAGCGGCGTGCAGACGTTCGACGTTTTTGCAGAGCAGGCATATCCGGCAGCCGACCCGCCTGCACTATCGGACAAGCCCGAAACTGACTGGACGCAGACCACGAGAACGAACCATGCGGGGCCGACGGCCACTGGAAATTTCGAGATAGACGTTACTCAGCAGGTCCGGGATGTGCTGGACAACACTGCGTGGATCCCAGGTGCACGCATGAACTTTGCGCTGTCTCCTGATTCGACGGGAGCGAATATTGGTTGGGACATCGAGGATCACGCTTTTAATGTTCCAGCTGGTGCAAACTCGCCAACATTAACCGTTGACTATATTTCCGCCGGAAACGAAGAGAAATTCAGGATCGCCGACGGTTTTCGAGCGACGCATCTCGTCCTTGCGGACGCAGATCTGGCATACAGTGATCGCCTGCTTTTTCTGAAAGGCGACTCAGGAGAGCGGGGAGTTTACAGGGCGCAGTCCTGGTCTGGGAATCCATCGGTCGACGCTGCGTATTCAGATCATGCCGGAACGCTAACGCCGTCGCTGTCAAATCACACGATGGCGCTTTCCGCATCTCTCAAGGAACTGCCGCAGGTCAAGTGGGAAAACGAAGCCGGGGATCAGTCACATTACGTGCCCTCAAGCGGTGCGGGGAATGACCCAGTGGGCCTGATCTACGACGCAGATGATCTGTATGCTTTCGACGCATTTATGGCATCACACTATGGTCCCGGCCTCAAATGCGATCTATATGATAAATATTTATTAATGTTCTACGGGCTGCGCACCGGCGTGAGCGCGCCCGCCAGCGCGCCAATTGCAATCGACGTCAATAACCTGACGTGGAACTGGCCATGGATCGACAGCGTCGCGACAAACAAAATCCAGTACAAATGGGGGATTGGCTTTGGAGGCACACCGATTGAAGTGACGATCGATCACGGTGCGCATGCATCCGGTCGCGATCTATTTGGTGCAATGATCTGTCATTCCGGCACATGGAAGATGTGGGATTGGTACAACGGAACCGAAAAATCCTATGGCCTCGGCCTCACGGATGAGACACCAACCGGGTCAGTGCCGGTCAGCGTCGCGCCGTCGAGCAGAAATATTGCTGAGTCTCGACAGTGGAACGTCGGATTCTCAGGATTTGTTTTCGGTGCTCACGAGTATTACGGGGTAGCTGCTGTTGTGTTTGATGCGATTCCAAGTGACGCCGATCTGGTCGACGGATTTCGATGGATGAAAGACAACTGGCCGGCAGGAAACAAGGTAATCGCACCTGGGTGGGGTCAGGTTTCGACGTGAGCATTGTGCGGCCAATATCCCGACCAATCGCCAGGTCAATTTCCCGGCAGATAGTAAAATCTGGCGGCGCTGCAGGGCCGACGGTTTCCGTCGTCAGCGTGCCGAGCACCATGTACGACGGTGTCTACTATACCGGACTGACCACGTGGGCGGCCGGTGTTGGATGTGGCTGGGGTCGACAGGCAAGCACTGCGCCAGTTCTCGATTGGGGTGGACTCGGGTTCGATAATATTCCGTGCTCAAACGCTGCGAATATTATCTCCGCAACAATCACAGGAACGATCGCCGTTACCGATCCAACCGCAGGAACCGCGGTGATTCGTGCCGAAGACGTAGACGACATTCCCGGTTCGCTGAGCGGAAGAACGGCGCCGTCGACGTGGACGCTGACCACGGCCCAGGTGACCGGCGTGCAATACACCGCGACCGGACCTTTCTCCGAGGACGTGACAGCGATCGTTCAGGAGATCGTCGATCGAGCCGGATGGGCAGCCAACAATGGCATGACATTCGTTTTCGATCCGACAGGCGGAGGATGGCCGGCGACGTTTGTGTCGACCGCGTTCGCGAACCTGAACCCGGTCCTGACGGTCACTTGGGAGCCCTGATGGTGAGTATTTGTTGTTCAGGAATCGTATGAATGCCAGAGGCCTCGTTGTTCGACAAAATAAACGGTTGGCTGGTCGCCGCCGCCATGGGTGCAGTCAACTTGCTGTTTGCTAACTGGCGATCGCAGGAAAAAAAGCAGCGCGCGGCCTTGTCCGATCGTGTAGATGCCATCGAGGCGCGCAAAGCTGAGGCGGCCGACTGTGACAAGCTGAATGCGACGGTCTGCAAAAAGGTCGATGAAATCCACCGCAGGATCGACAATGTGTTCGAGAAAATCGACGATTCGAGAAAAGAGTCCAACACCCGCATGGATACCATTGCCGGGTTGATTCGAACGGAAAAGCAATGAAGGTCTCCATCGTGACAGCAATCGCGATGATCGGGCTGCTTGGCGGCTCGATGGGATTTGTCGATGCGACGTATGTGCGCAACTCCACGTTCGGCGATTTTCAGGACGATTACCGATACGGGCTGGCGCTCGACATCAAGCGGGAAATCCGCCGCCTGCGCCGCGAACCGCAGGACCAGCGGACGCGCGAGGACATTGCCGAGCTTGTTGATAAACTCTGCCTGTTGCTGCCGGAGGACCGGGAATGCCACTGAACGAACGATTGACCTCGAGAAAATTCATCCTGGCGATGATATTCACCGCGGTCGGCTGCACCGGGTTGCTGGCCGGCGCGATGTCCGGATCCGAGTTCATCGCATTGGCCGGCGTCATCCTGGGCCTGTACGGTGGCGCGAACGTCGGCGCCGAGGCGGTCAAGGCGCGGCAGATTGGCGGCTAACCTGTACTGGAAACTGGCCGTGCTGGCGGCGGTCGCCGTGCTGGCCGGGTTTTCCGGGTTCAAGGTCGGCAATTGGCGCTGTGCGGCACAGCAGGCCGCGGCGATCGACCAGATCAGGGCCGAATTGGGGCGCCAGGCGGCCGCTCATGCCCTACAGCAAGAGATCGACGCCAAGGCGGCCCGCAGGCTATCGGACGACTTGGCCGCGTCACGGCGCTTTACGGCGGCCCTGCGGAGGGAACTGGAACATGCGAACCTGGCGACCGGCGATTGTGATCGCCCTTTCGGTGCTGATTTTGCCCGGCTGTTCAACGACGCTGTTCACGCCGCCGGAGCTTCCCCGCCCGCTGCCGACTGAGGCGCTGGTCGTCACCTGGCGCCTGCAGGAGCTCCCTGCGGGCTTTTCCGATCTGCCGGCCGAGCAGGCCATGCGCACCCTGCTGGACGTCCACATCGCCAATATGGAGGCCCTGGCCGAGCTCGCGCGCAAGCACGCGGCGCTGGCCGAATGGATCGAGGGAGAACGCTAATGGCCCGGTTTCGCGTCGCCTACGACCTGACGATGAGTTACGAAGGCGTTTATTCGCTGGATCCTGCCGATCCAGGCGGCGAGACCTTCTGCGGCATCTCCCGCGTGCACTGGCCGGACTGGGACGGCTGGCCGATCGTCGACCAGGTCAAGGCCGCCGGGCAGCTGGCCTCGATCGGGTCGAACCAGGTGCTGCGCACGCTGGCGCGCGGGTTCTACAAGGCCAATTTCTGGGACGCCTGGCGCGGCGACGATATCCACAGCCAGCCGATCGCCAACAAGCTGTTTGACCTGCGCGTGAACCTGCCGCCGCGGCGCTCGCCGGAGTTCCTGCAGGAGGCGCTGAACCTGGCCAACCGCGACCAGGCGAAATGGCCGGACATCAAGGTCGACGGGATCATCGGTCCGGCAACGATCGCCACGCTCAACCGGGCGGTTGACGGCGGCGATGAAACGCTGGTGCTGAACCTGATCCGGCTACTGCACGGCGAGTATTACCTGGGCCGGTTTCGCGCCAGCCCGAAGATGGAAAAATACGTGGGATGGATCGCCCGGGCCCTGGCCTAAATCACCACCGACAACAGCCGAAAAATTAACATCGGCACCGACCAGTCGAAATCCAGCCGGATCAGCGACGAGAGCGTCGACCAGGTCACCAGCAGCCCGAACACGATGGCCACGCCCTGCAGCGGGTTGGGCAGCGTCCGGTCATGGCTCGATCCTTCACCGTGGTGCGGCCAGTCCTTGTCGCCGGGCCCGTCGCGGTGAAACACCACGCTGAGCAGCCAGTTGAAGGCCCGCAGCAGGACGTTGTGGCGCCGGTCGCGCCAAACACGGCCGGAGATCGTCATGTACGGATCGCCGCCGTACAGCGTGTTGAGTCCGCGATCGAGCAGCTGCTGCCAGAACCAGCGCCACCAGAAAGCGCGCGCGGTCGGGAAAATATCTCGCCAGGTCTCGGCAAACCCGCCGGTCGTCTCCCGCCACCAGTGATACCAGTTCGACAGGTACAGGCGCATCAGTTGCTAACCCGAACCTGCCGACTTCGCGGGCCGATATTCGGTGGTTCGGCGTTATCGTAGGCGGCAACATCGCAAGTCACCGGAAGTTCGGGACGTTCATCGAACAGCAGC